TAATCTTGGTAAGAAGAACAAAATGACGGTCGGTCAGCAACGAATGCATATTGACGACTTTCCGCAGAAGTATGATGCTAAGACACTTGCTCATGCCAAGACGATTAATAAGAATCAGTTCAGTGTCGAAGAAAAGACTGTCAAGTCAGAAGACAAGAAGCAATTCATGTATGCTGCTAAGATGGCAAAAGAAAAGGGCGATGCAAAATTTATGTTCGCCGGTAAAGAATATAAGGTCGAAGACGCCGATTTGGTCGATACCGACGAAAGTTCATGTGGTACCATGTCCGCTAGTAAGATTAAAAAGATGGGCAAGGCAATACGCGCCAGTAAAAAGTATTAAGGAGTTATACAATGATTGCACTTTTGACAGATCTGTTTAAACGATGCTTTGGGACGGATGATCCTAGGGAACCTGTTGTTCCTGCTACCCCTCCCGTGCAAGAGAAGCCTGCACCTAAGAAAGCTGCACCTAAGAAGAAAGCAGCTCCTAAAAAGAAAGCAGCTCCTAAGAAGAAGGCTCCGGCCAAAAAAGAATCATAGATAGTAAACCAAACCCAAGTACATAAAGGAGAATAACAATGGCACTATGGGCAAAAACGGATAATCTTGCAGGCGCACCTAAGTGGCTTGAAGATGATGCCAACAATACTAATAAGTCCAATGACATTGATAATGCAGTATTAGTCGACGTAACTGAGGCACAAGTTGCGGGTAACCGTGCAAAAGGTCTCAACACGCCTGGTTGGAACTTGTATCACACTTATACCGATCAAAATGGTAATACCCGTCACAAGGCAGAGCCACTTTGTGTATTTAAGGTATCTTCTGGTGATGCTGGTGACCTTGGTGTTACAGGTGTGACTGACGACGCTATTGTTGCTGATTAAAAAAGTTTTTTCTTTATTATGAATTTGACAGAATCAACCTTTCTGCTATATGCTATGAAGCATTACGACAACCCTCAGTGTACTGAGATGACCGAGTTCGAAGAGGATTTGAAGCGATTTCAATATCTCAGAAAACTCTTTGGTCGTTACAGACACGAGGATGAGTTAAAAGAAAGGTTGATTCTAAATCATTTAATTGTGTTGTATAATGTATTTGGCCCGGCTGCTACAAATATGCTGTTTATGAAACTAAAAGAGTTTCATGAATATTTAAAACCATTTGTGGTATACCTTAATTACATGCCAAGGATTGTGATGTACGAAGAACTTCAAATTAATGCTGACAGTATCTCGTCTGATCAAAAAATAGTAGATACGCTGATAGGGATCTAACATGGTCGTAGACTTATTTTTAGTCTTTCAATTCATTCGTAAGTTGGTTACTCCATACAATAACTGGCCTGCTTTCGAACAGGGAATTATTGATGATCAAGGTAACATCCTGATTAAGCGTAAACAATTCACCAAAAAGGCTCAACGACAGGCCTTCGGTGTGTTTGATCAGATGATACTCAACATCAAAAAGCTCTTGGCAAAATTGCCAGGCGGTTCATCGCGTCTTGGGTCTTATGCAGCTGCATTGTGGCTCATCAAAGAATACAAAACATTCTCAGACGAAAATGTCTTGAACGAGAGCCACACCGACGAAGATTTAAATTTGGCATGTGAAGGTTTTGAAGAGTGGTATCTGAACTACGTAGAGTTAGAAGAAGCGACAAAAGATGAAGAGGCTCCTGCTAATAACGTAGGTAGTGGTAATATCGCTGGTATGGATGGCAATCACATGTCCAAGGCAGCACAAAAAAGACATAAGAAAAGAACGTTGAAATCGTTCAAAGAAACCGCAAAGGAAATAAAATGAACAGAGAATCCGTATTTGAACAACTTAAAATCGATGAAGGTGTAGTATATGAAATCTACGAAGATCACCTTGGATATCCTACTTTCGGAGTGGGCCACTTGGTACTCGAGTCCGACCCGGAACATGGACAAGATGTCGGAACTCCTGTTACTGAAGAAAGAGTTCGAGAATGCTTTGAACGTGACCTTAACATCGCAATTGATGAGTGTGTTACTCTATACGGAGATGACTGGGAAGGATTCCCAGGCGAAGTACAAGAGGTTCTCGTCAACATGCTGTTCAATCTTGGACGACCACGTCTAAGTAAATTTAAGAATTTTAACGCAAAGCTTATTGAAGGCGATTATGCCGGTGCAGCTCCAGAAGGATTAGATTCTCTCTGGGCTCGTCAAGTTGGTCCTCGTGCCAATAGACTCATGGAAAGATTAGAAGCTGTATAAATAATAAGTTAGTTTAATATAAATCTAAAGGAGAAAATCATGTCCGTTGAAAAAATTATTGCTGAGGCTCTCGCTGAGAACCCAGTTCAAATGAAAGAGGCTTTCGAAGAGGAAGTCCGCACTCGCATCTCTGCTGCCCTTGAGGAGAAAGTCAATGCCAAAATGAAGGCTGAGATGGACGACGAGGAAGAAGAAGAAAAGGACGAGGACGAAGCTGAAGAAGATGAAGCTGAAGACGAGTCTGATGAGGACGAAGAAGAAAAAGAAGAGTCCAAAAAGAAGAAATAATTTTGGTCTTTGATTATGAATAAGTTATACCCTTGGGTTAGCACTTTCTTTAAGAAAATTTGGACGGGGTTGGTAGTAATCGCTACCGCCCCGTTTAAAGCGATAGTATGGTCATGGAAATCGTGGACTGCGAAACCTACGTTTAAGGTCACGGTCTCGTATGACTCTAAGTTTGGTAACCTAGACGATGTTGTTTATGAACATGTACCCAAGGTGATCAAATCTACTTGGAAGGAACTCAGCTTCGTTACTGCCGAAAAGAAAATTGTTAATATTAAGGCAAACGGTGGCCTGAATTATCGGATTGAGGAAGAATAATGTATCAAATATTATTTGTAATTATAATGGCTTTGGGTGGTGCAGCTGGTTGGTTCTATCAACAAAACCAAATTCTCGAGGCCAATAATCTAGTTCTAAAGGGTAATGTCGAAAAGATGGAATTCGCAGTCGAAGAACAGAAGGCTGCAATGGGTGCCATGAAAGAGGCATTTGAGACACAAGCTGCAGCCCTTACAAACCTGTCGCAAAAGAATTCTGAAATCAATGCAGAGAAAGATCGTTATATGGCAATCTTTGCTCGTCACAATCTGGATAAACTTGCTCTTGCCAAGCCAGGTCTGATAACGAATCGAACTAATAAAGCGACAAAAAAGATTTTTGAGGAGATAGAGAATGATAGCAAGAACATTGCTGATCTTAACGACTATAAGCCTAATTAGTGGTTGTTCAGTTCTTGGTAAATGGGGAATTGGTGCAGAACCAGAGAAGGTAATTCAGGTCGTATCAAAGCCTGTAGAGATTGAAATCATTCAGCCAACAATGCCACGACCACTCAGTCTGGAGAGTCCACAGTGGTATGTAGTCTCAGAAGCCGTAGTGCCTAATCTATGTAAGCAGGTACCTCGATTAGATGAGGCAGGTGAGCCAGAACTTACAGAAGATGGCACACCTAAGACGCGTAGACCTAAGGTCTGTGCTCAGGAAGACAAAGAAAATCCAGACTGGCCCGCCGGATATACTTACCTAGATAAATTCATGTCGGATATTAAGATTGCTACTGGAGGCGACGTCCTCTTTATTGCGTCTACTATTAAAGATTATGAATTGATGTCTGGTAATATTCAAGAGCTTCGTCGATACATTCGTGAACTTGGTGAGGTGATTGTGTACTATAAAGAGGTCACAGTCAAGAAGCCTAAAGCCGAAGAAGAGCAAGAAGAAACTCCCACACCTTAACAATTTGGTTTTTATATTATGGATTATGTGAATCACCATGCACTTCACAAAAATATGGACACTGGTTCTCTTTGTATGGACCATGTCGCCAATATGCGTAAAGAATTCTTTTGGGATATGACATACAGTTGGTGGCATCAGGTAGAACCGGGCGATGTGTGTGTTGATATAGGCTCGTGTATTGGTATGTTTACTGCTATGGCTCTTGATGAGGGAGCAAGTAAAGTTTACATGATAGAACCCAATAGGGGTCTGCTAGAGACAGCTATGAACAATGTCCGCGATTATGTGATCAATGCAAAGGAATCACCCATTGTACCAGTTCACGCAGCTATCATGAATCAGGCGGATCATGTAAATTACATTTATAATGAAGAAGAGGCTGGAGAATATCGAAAGCTTACGTTTGCAGAATTCATTGATTACTATAATATTGACCACATCGATTACTTGAAGATTGATTGTGAAGGTGGTGAATACGACATTCTCACCAAAGAAAATTTAGACTGGATTTATGAGAATGTAGATTTTATTGCTTTAGAAGTACATAGAAGACACACAGACACGTTTGGTGAAACTGGCTCGAATGAGTTTCGTAAGTTTCGCGATGAATTTCTCAAAAGGTATTGGGAAGAGGATCGTGTTCAATACCAATACAACAGTATCAAAAAGGACATCTGGAATGATGGCTTCGTACTGGCCGATAACCTTCAAGATCGATACGGCAAACTCCCACCAGAATTTATGATATATTTCACACCGAAAAATAGTTGACAATAACCTCCTCAGGTGTTATAATTCTATCATCACAAGTCATTATCCTAATAAATAGTTGGCAATGCAGACTTACCTGCACGTGCTTACTTAAGAGGTATTAATGTGGCAGACGATATAAACACAGATATCGCACTCATTAAAAAAGACATTAAGCAGATTGAGAAATTCTTTGGTCGCGTTGAGAGCAGCATGGAATCGCTGGTTGATGTATCAAAAATGACGGCAGTACAAGAAGAAGTCCTCAGAATTGCAGGCGAAAGATTAGACGATCTTGAGGATCGTATTGAGAGTCATCGCAAAGAGGATGAAAGTCGTGTGGTAGCAGTACACAAGAAACTTGATGAGTACAGAGACTCTTCTCGTGAAGACCACAAGCGTCTGGCAGAACATACAGCCAAGAATCGCACAAAGCATGATACAGTAGTCATTGAAAAGATTGATAAGGTCGCGAAAGAGGTCACTAAAACATTGGATGAACACGGTGAGCGACTCCGAACACTTGAGAACTGGAAGTATTACATGATGGGTCTGGGTGCTGCAGTTGCATTCATCGGCCTAGAAAGATTTATGTAATAAATCGGTTGACAATCATATGAGTTTGTATTATAATGGCTCTATGAATTAAACCTTATAGGCTTTAGATTATGCTAGATTTTGTTGATATCCAGTATGCCCAGCTTCTTTCGGCAAGATTGGAAAATTTCAAGATCCGTTCGACCAACCCATACAAGATTAATTTCAGATGTCCTATCTGCGGAGACTCTCAAAAGTCTCGCTCCAAATCCCGAGGTTGGCTCCTAGAAAAAGATAATGGGCTTCTCTATTATTGCCACAACTGTGGTGCCAGCATGTCGTTCCCTTTCTTTCTGAAGGGTCAAGACCAGATGATGTACAATGATTATGTCGCTGAGAAGTTCATCAAAAAGGCAAACAACTCTATCACTACAACCTCAGACGACAGCAAATTCAAAACTGCTGCTCCGAAGTTTACTAAGAAAAATAACCCTTTAAAAGCAATTAAAAAAGTTAGTCAACTCCAGTGGAATCACCCAGTCAAGGGATATATAAATCAGAGGCAGATTCCTCCGAATCAGCACTATCGTCTTTACTACGCACCAAAATTCAAAGGATGGATCAACTCGATCATCCCAAATAAATTCGAAAATGTAGGTAAAGACGAGCCACGATTGGTTATACCATTTTTAGACAAAGACAATAATGTCTTTGGTGTATCTGCCCGAGGCTTTGATCCCAAGGGAGTGCGTTATCTTACTATCATGTTCGATGACCGACCTAAGATCTTTGGCTTAGACACAGTTGATTTTAGTAGACAGTACTACGTGGTTGAAGGTGCTATTGACAGTTTTTTCATACGCAATTCCGTGGCAATGGCTGGTGCGGATGGTGGAACATCAGCCCTTAAAAATGTGAAAGAAAATGCTGTCTTTGTTTTTGATGCTGAACCTCGTAATAAGGAGATCCATAAACGAATGGAAAAACTTATAGAACAGGGATACAAGATTTGTATATGGCCACATAATGTGCCAGGTAAGGATATAAACGAGATGATATTGGCAGGTTTCAGCGACGTTCAACATGTTATTAAAGATAACATCTACAGCGGACTTGAAGCAAAATTAAAATTACAACAATGGAGAAGGACTTAGATAATGAAAGCAAGGTTAATCAGCTACTCCCAGCCGACAATAGCCACGAAACAAGAAGGTCTTGATAATATTCAGGATCTTATAGCATTCTGTGCAAGGGTTTCAAACCCAACCAATCAGATGAATACTGAAACAAGTGAGAAACTTCTTAGATATCTGGCAAAACATAAACATTGGTCGCCATTTGAAATGGCCTCTGCATGTTTTGAAATTGAAACTACACGTGATATAGCTCGACAATTATTGCGTCATCGTAGTTTTAGTTTTCAAGAATTTAGTCAACGTTATGCAGATCCCACCGAGGATCTTGACTTTGTAGTCCGTGAAGCACGTTTACAAGATGAGAAGAACCGACAAAATAGTGTCGCGACAACTGACACAGAACTCAAAAAAGATTGGCAGCTGAAACAATTGAGTATTATTCATGAAGCCAAACTAGCCTATAAATGGGCAATCGAAAATGGGATTGCAAAAGAACAGGCCAGATCAGTACTGCCTGAAGGTCTTACAGTGTCGCGACTCTATGTCAATGGTACCATACGGTCTTGGATTCACTACATTGAATTACGTAGTGATAATGGTACCCAAAAGGAACATATGGAACTTGCACGGGCTTGTGCAACCGCAATTTATCGAATCTTTCCACTAGCGAAAGAATACGTAACAGAATAAGGAGCAGACATGGATCACCTAGGTATCCGAATTGATAATAGAAGAAATAAACTGCTATCGGAGCAGTCAGCAAAGTTGTTGAAAGATTATTACTGTCGGGAAGATGAGAAAACTCCCCAACAAGCATTTGCACGTGCAGCAGTGGCTTATTCCTATGGTGATTTAGAACTTGCTCAACGCATTTATGATTACGTTTCGAAGGGTTGGTTTATGTTCGCTTCACCAGTTCTCTCAAACGCTCCTATCGAAGGTGAGCCTGTAAAGGCGTTACCCATTTCGTGTTTTCTTACTTACGTACCAGATTCATTAGAGGGTCTTATTGACCATAGTGCCGAGCTTCGGTGGTTGTCAGTCAAGGGTGGTGGTGTCGGTGGTCATTGGTCCGATATTCGAGCTGTATCAAAGAAGGCTCCCGGTCCGATGCCATTTCTTCACACTGTTGATGCAGATATGGTTGCGTATCGTCAAGGTAGAACTCGTAAGGGATCTTATGCAGCCTATATCGACTGTGACCATCCAGACATCATTGAATTTTCAAACATGAGAATTCCAACTGGTGATGTCAATCGTAAGAATCTCAACCTACATCATGCTGTGAATATAACTGATAAATTCATGCAGGCTGTTGAAGCCGGAGCGGATTGGGATTTGATTGATCCCGATGATGATTCAGTGAGAGATACAATCAAGGCTCGTAAATTGTGGGAACATCTATTAGAAACTCGATATCGAACAGGTGAACCTTACCTAAACTTTATCGATACTGCAAATAGAGCACTACCACAGTCTCAGCAAGACCTCGGTCTAAAGATTCGTGGTTCTAATCTATGCAATGAAATTCACCTCGTGACTAGTGAAGATCGTACTGCTGTGTGTTGTCTATCCTCAGTCAATGTAGAGAAATACGACGACTGGAAAAATACGACGATGGTCGAAGATCTTATAGTCTATCTCGACAATGTACTGCAATTTTTCATTGATCATGCTGGTGATGAAATTCACCGAGCTCGATTTAGTGCCCAGCGTGAGAGATCACTCGGCCTTGGGGCCATGGGTCTACACTCATACTTTCAAAAGAATATGATCCCATTCGCTTCACAAGAAGCAGTAGAAAAGAATGACGAGATTTTTTCATTGATGAAAACAAGAGCCGTAAAAGCTACACTGCTGATGGGTAAAGAGAAAGGAGAAGCTCCAGACATGAAGGGGACGGGTCGCCGTAATGCTCACATGTTGGCAATTGCTCCGAATGCAAATTCTTCAATGATTGTAGATACATCACCCAGTATCGAGCCTTGGAAAGCCAATGCATTTACATCTCGTACTCGTGTGGGATCACATCTAAATAAGAACCCATACCTAGAAGCAGAACTAGATCGTCTGGGCCAGAATACCGATGAAATCTGGTCATCAATTATTACGAATGGTGGCTCGGTACAACATCTACGTTTCTTGTCTGATCATGTGAAAGATGTATTTAAAACAGCAATCGAACTTGATCAGTTGTGGCTCATTCGATTGGCTGGTGATCGACAAGAACATTTGTGTCAAGGACAATCCTTGAATATATTCTTCCCTGCTGGAGCCGACAAAGGTTATCTCCATAAGGTACATTATCAAGCTTGGAAACAGGGCTGCAAGGGTTTATATTATCTTCGCACAGAATCATCAAACAGGGCTGAAAACGTCTCACAAAAGGTTGAGCGAGAGAAGCTAGACAACTTGGTGACTCCTGGTAGTTTTGTAAATGGCAAGGAAGATAATCAAGACGAGTGTGTGGCATGCCAGGGGTAAATAGAGTACAACAAGACGAGAAGCATCATTCACAAACAAATTATAAACTATCTTTATAAGGATCCCTCAATGCAAGTAGTAATCTACTCTAAATCATTTTGCCCGTTCTGTGAAAAGGCAATGGCATGGTTTAAACTACACAATTTTACTTTCACAGAAATTAAATTGGATGACGAAGAGCAACGTATGTCATTCTACCAGAAATATCCAAACGTCCGGTCGGTACCTCAAATCTTTATCGACGACAAGCAAATTGGAACATATAATGATCTAATGAAAATCGCTGATACTTTGATTAAGAAATCATCCGGTGGTTTGATGGAGTTTTCTGAGACATATAAGCCTTTTCATTACCCATGGGCTATTGACATCACTACTCGACATGAAAAAGCTCATTGGATTGAAGACGAGCTCGATCTCTCTGAAGATGTATCCGATTGGAAGGGTGGCAAGATCACCGATGTCGAAAAGGAATACATCACCAACATTCTTCGCCTCTTTACACAAAGCGATGTTGCTGTTGGCCAAAACTATTTTGATCAGTTCATTCCCAAGTTTAAGAACAACGAGGTTCGCAATATGCTTTCATCGTTTGCTGCTCGGGAAGGTATTCACCAGAGAGCCTATGCTCTTTTGAATGAGACACTAGGTCTTTCAAATGAAGAATATCATGCGTTTCTTGAGTATAAAGAAATGGCTGATAAGATTGAATACATGATGGAGGCAGACGTTAATACCATTCGTGGTCTTGGTCTTGCTCTTGCAAAATCTGTCTTCAATGAAGGTGTCGCACTTTTTGCATCATTCGTAATGCTACTGAACTTCCAACGATTCGGTAAGATGAAAGGAATGGGCAAGGTTGTTGAATGGTCTATCCGTGATGAATCAATGCACGTAGAAGGCAACTCTAAACTCTTTAAGGTTTTCTGCCAAGAACATCCTCGTATTGTGGATGATGAATTCAAGGCTGAGATCTATGAAATGTCTCGACAGGTAGTTAAGTTAGAAGACAAATTTGTCGAGTTAGCCTATAAGATGGGTGAAACTGAAGGCCTTGAAATGGCAGAGGTCAAGCAATACATTCGATATATCACAGATCGTCGATTGATTCAATTAGGCATGAAACCGAACTTCAGGGTAAAAGACAACCCACTTTCTTGGCTCGAATGGGTATTGAATGGTGCAGACCATACTAACTTCTTTGAGAATCGAGTGACAGAGTATGAAGTAGCTGGCTTATCGGGCAATTGGGATGAAGCGTACGCTGCCTAGTGCCCCTGGGCTCCTACCTTATGGTTCGAATGTCAGTGCTCCGGCTATTCAGTTGCCGGACACTGACCTCTTCAAAACAGAACGTGGAGCAAATGCCAGTAAATATTTTGAAGAGAGGCTGAGTCAACTTAATCGTGAATACGAAGAGTTGGTAGAAGCAGCAAAACAAACAGAGATGGTGTATCGTGCGACATACAATTTTGTACCAAAGGTTGGGCATATATATTATCTGTATAATGCAGAAAATGGGTATATGCTGAGCTTAATTGAAAAATGGACTCGGTATGAATGTATCGGGGCCTATCGGTTTACTGCCGACAATATTTGGGACAGAGTTAATGATCGACAAGACACCGTTTAATAATGTAATTAAAGCATTAAAAGACGAAGGTAAGTATCGAGTCTTTAATGACATTGTAAGAACGAAGGGTGATTTTCCCAACGCAACTTGGTACGGAAAATACGCTCCGAAGAATATCGTAAATTGGTGTTCAAATGATTATCTGTGTATGGGTCAGAATCAATATGTGATTGATGCCATGCATACGGCTCTTGATAAGACAGGTGCTGGAAGTGGTGGTACACGTAACATTGGTGGAACATCTCATTTTCATGTAACTTTGGAAAAAGAATTGGCAGAATTACATGGAAAAGAATCTTCTGTTTTATTCACATCAGCCTACGTCGCCAATGAATGGTCATTGGTTGCCTTGGCAGAAATCATTCCCAATCTTGTTTATCTAAGTGATTCGAAGAATCATGCTAGCATGATCCAAGGCATTCGACACAGTGGTGCCGATAAAAAAGTCTGGCAACATAATGATCTACGTGAACTCAAATTTTATTTAAAT